CGAAGCTTCGGATTTCGATATCCGAAGTCGGGGAGATCACAAAGCAGGTCGATTCTATCGGCGATACAAAGATTGATTACTCCATTGGTCGGGTAAAAGTTTCTAGCAAAGAAACTCTAAGTTGGAAAATACACGTTGCAGAAGTGTTGTTTGCTCTGCTAATTCTTTTGTCAGGAATTTTCGTTCTAACAGCAAGATCGCTTCGAAAATCTCGCGTCGTCCCAGCTGAGAACTCCGCACCAACTGAATAGGCGGATCGTCCGGGGAATCGGGTGGCGGGTGGCCCGGGCTTTGCAGTTGTGAGCTGCCCCTGGGTCCGCGGGCGGGTGGGCGCCGGTGCTCAATTTGATTTGGTGCGGACTTGGGCTGATTAGATGACGTTGTCGGCTCCTCCTTCCGAGTAGACTTGGGAGCGCTAACGACCAAGGCTCGGAAGAAAGGAGCCGAGCAATGAAGATTATAGGATGTGATTTTCACACGCGCTATCAGCAGATTGCCATGATGGATGAGGCGACCGGGGAGTTGATCGAGCGGCGGTTGGATCATGAGAGCGGAGAGGCCCAGGAGTTTTACCGCAATTTACAGGGTGCGGTACGCGTGAGTATCGAAGCGACGGGTCCGATTCGCTGGTTCGAACGCTTGCTGGCGTCACCTACTACGCCCATGACACCGAGAATAACCTCACCAGCATCACCGACGCGAACAGCAATCAGACGGCGTTCACCTACGATGCCTTCGGCCGCATGACGAAGACGAATTTCCGGTCCTATTCTGTCATTACGGTTCCGCGTGGTACAAAGTCAAGTAAATGCAAGTGCGGGAACTGGTAAGTGGGAGCATCGAATGAGAATTTATCGCTTCATCTCGATTAGTATGTTGCTTATTTTCTAGGGAACTCTGACCGCGAAACAGCGCTTTACAGCGCAGCAAGTCGTTTAGATATGTGAAGTCGGTCGATGTGGCAAAACTCGACTCGACCCTACCGTCTCAGCGCCTCGGTCCTTTATCGAGATGATCTGCGGCAATATGAGACATTAGCGCCGATGCGCTCGCCGGGAACCTCGTTTCCAGATCCTGAAAATGCCTATATTCACGCGGGACGTCTAGCACGCCAGGGTGTCCTCATGATACGTTTGCGGCCGATTCTGGTCGGAACACGGCGAATTCGGAAGTTACTACGGGCCCGAGCCCGCTTCTGGGACAAGATGGGGAATGTTGGCCATAGCGTCCTTTATCATTAATGATTCTGGATGCGAAATTCAGCATCAAAGGTGGCTGGTTGCCAATTCTCATCACCGCGAACAGGACCCGCCCGCGCTGCTAAGAGGTTACGAGCAAGTCGCGCGCTTGCTGCTGCCAATCCAACGGCAAGCCCGATTGGAGATTCTTGACGGTGAGATGACGTGCTCGCCGTCCCGACAGAATTGCTTCGGAGATGTCTGGGGAAAGTACCGCGCACTGAAGTATCTTCCTCACGTAGCGGCACTTAAAACCCATCCGCCGGGCTAGTTCCTCAACGTTGCTTGCTTCGCCCGAAATCAGCTGCTCATACCACGTGCGAGCACGCGCGACGGCCTTGACCAGCGAAGGAACTGGCCCACTAGTTTTCGAGCGATCATCCGGGGTGTGGATCTTCAGTTCAACCCCGCGCCGAACCGGCTGAAAATCGGCCGCGAGATCTATCACATCGGGCTTTCGATTATTTGACCCACGAAACCCATCGGGGCCATTGCCCGTCAATATTCCCACCATTTTTACCTTGTCTACTTCGATCCAAAGGCTTCTCTCACCTAAAGTCACGGTCTTCACCACCGCCCGAATGAATTCCCGCTGTTCGGTGGTCGCTTGCTCAGGCCATCTAACTGCCAAATCCTTGGCGCGTTGCAAGGCCAACTCAGCCTGTGGGGTCTTCTTGTTCCTGGTGAGGTACGTGTCAAAGGATCTGAGCAGCTGATGGATTTGGGTGGTCACCACAGCTTCCAGCTCCATAGCTGGATATCGAGCAATTCGTGGCCGATCACCACGGTTTTGAATTACCGCCTGCGAGGTGTAGTAGCGGTACCGCTTACCGTTCTTAACCGCATGCGTCGGTGTGAACCGGATACCGTCAGTATCGCGAAGCAGGCCCGTGAGCAAGCTGGATGTCGCGCAGATCCTGCTGGTTCGTTTTGCCCGGTTGTTGGCCTTGAGGCTTGCGGCAACTTGGTTCCACAGTTTCTGCGCGATGATTGGTTCGTGCTGTGCAGCATAGGCCTCTCCGCGATGCACGATCTGTCCAATGTACATGCGATTGTTCAGAATCTGATACAACGCCCCACGAGAATAGATGGCTCCTCCATAGGCTCGCCCATCGCTGGCAGTTCGGATTTTGCTGCGGATCCCTTTCTCTTCAAGATACTTCTTTACTGCCATAACAGACCCCAGCCGCGCGTACTGGCGAAAGATTTCGCGCACCGTTTCGGATTCAGACTCATTTATGATCAGGCGTCGCTCCACGCAGTCATAGCCGAGAGGAACCATTCCTCCCATCCACATTCCTTTCTTTTTGGAAGCCGCTACTTTGTCACGAATCCGCTCGCCCGTCAGTTCCCTTTCGAACTGGGCAAACGACAGCAACACGTTCAAAGTTAGGCGGCCCATCGATGTCGTTGTGTTGAATTGCTGCGTGACTGACACGAAACTTACTTGGTGCGAATCGAACACCTCGATAATCTTGGCAAAATCGGAGAGGGACCGCGTCAGGCGGTCAACCTTATAAACGATAATCGTCTCGATCTTGCCGGCCGAAACGTCATTGAGTAGTCTTTTCAGAGCGGGTCGGTCCATTGTCCCCCCGGAGAACCCGCCATCGTCATACCTTTCGTGGATTACGCCCCAGCCCTCTTGTTTTTGGCTCTGGATGTAGGCAACGCAAGCCTCCCGCTGTGCTTCAAGCGAATTGAACGATTGCTCCAATCCCTCCTCGGAAGACTTTCGTGTGTACACGGCGCAGCGGACAGTTATCTTAGCCATCGCCAGATCCTTTCATTGCCCGCCTGCTCCTCAATCCGAAGAACGCCGGTCCCGACCATCGCGTCCCCGTAATCTTCCGCGCGATCTGCGAGAGGCTTCGATATTTGTCTCCACCGCATTCAAAGCCACTCTCGGTGACCGTCACTTCAATTGATTTACCCTTCCACTGGCGGAGAATGTGTGTTCCAGGTTTTATCCTCGGGCGAAGGGTAGCGCCGGCTGTATACGAACCTTTTTCGAGGGCACGAGCAATGCGGCGAAGTTCGGTGCACGTCGAAGGTTTGAGTCCGCCGTAGGCTTTCTCTTGAAGACGATACGCCAGGAATGGAACGAGTACTGTTCTCCGGATTCCGGGTGGGGCAACCCTGCCGTATAGTTTGTGCCAAAGGTCCACGAGCTCCGGCCGCGAAAGGGTAGCTAATCGGGCGATCTCAGCCGTAATCTCTGCCGCCATTTCTCCCCTCCTGAAGCGCAGCACATTCACGCTCTGGTGGGGCGGACAGTCAAGCAAAAAGTGCCTTTTAGGTCGAGATACGAAACTCGAATTGAACGATACCTTTCGGAGACCAAAGCCATGTGGTTTTAGATTGCGAAGCAACGAATCGTGAGGGAGCGTCAGTTCAGGTGGAAATTGATTTCAACGGATACGATTGTAGGGACGGGCTTCCCGTTAGGCCCTGAGGCGGCTTTGAACTGCCAACGTTTCACAGTTTGAACTGCAAGTTCATCAAGGCCATAGCCTAAACCTTTCGCCACCTGGACCTCTGCGGCATGACCGTCGGGTTCGACCACGAGTTGTAGGCTGACGGTTCCGTTGATTCTTGCGATCCGCGCCTCCTCAGAGGGCACAGGATCTGGGCAATAAACACAACTTGGAAAACCAACGCCATCTTCGCCTGGACGAAAAGGGCCAGTGTTGGCGATTTCATTAGCGGTATCCGCTCCGTTTCCCGGGCCACGTAATTGCACAGGCTGCTCCGTTACTGCGGAGGGTTGTGCCGGTGGCTCTGATATGGTTTGCCGTCCAGAATCATCTTGCCTCTCCTGACTCTGGACGAACATGCTAGGGAACGTGAGACCACGGATTTCAGTTCCGTCTGCTAATTTGACTGAAACCACAGCCAGGGAGCCCTCTTGATTTGGACCCTCGGAAATCATCGGAGTACCGGGCGGTACATAGCTGCACCCAAATGTCTTGAGCAAAGCCCACTGATCAACAGCGTTGTCACCTTTAGGCGAATCAACGGCTGAGTCGACGGATGCAGCGAGGCTGTGGACGTCAGGGCAAATTATGGCGCCGAACCCTTGAGAATCGGCTGCTGCGACTCCTACTCCTTTAGGTATCGGGTCGCGAGAAGGCGTTGTAACCAACTGGGTGCCAATCGAGGGTGTCGAGGTATCTGCCGACGTGACACGCGATGATCTGGTGGCATTGATGTGTGCCTCGGCGAGCTGCTTTCTCTGTTCCTCCGATTGTCCAGGCACATCGTTCGTCAATTCCGAAGTGATCGTGAACCAACTTCGGTCGGAGCTCCCGGGAATATGAACGGTGGCTATGTCTCCTTGAAGAGGCGCCGCGGACACCGAAATGCCCGGTTGCAACTCCTCGCACCCAAGCTGTTTCGCCTTCTCGCTTCGGGACCAGATTGAGTTGAACATATCAGCGACCTTATCCGGTGCACGGTCAGCGCGCAGATCGAGGAGAAGGCTTGTTGGGCAAATCGCGGTCCTGGAAGTCGTGAAGACCGGCTTCGAGAAATCTAGTGGGGCGGAAGGCGCATCGCTTTTAGGGTCTGAGTTCGATTGGAAAAGACTGAATACAGAAATGGTTAGGCCGATGGCACAAATAATCACGGCAAGACGCTTCAAATCGATCTCCTCAGCTAGCAAACACGGCCGTAATACTGGCTGACCGTCAACTTTAATTATATCACACTCATAGTGTGTAGACTCATCGTGGTCACCTTTTCATCATGGGGGCGTGCCTTCCGATCCCCGTTCGGTGTTTGGTAAGAGGCTGCGCGCTCTACGTCTCGAGCGCGGGCTGTCGCAAGAGAAGTTAGCTGAGCTAGCGGATCTGCATCGGAACTACGTGGGCGGAGTGGAACGGGGAGAACGAAATATTGCTCTGCTGAATATCGTAGCGCTGGCGCACGCGCTCAAAGTGAAGCCAACAAAGCTGATCGAACCGATCGCTTGAAATCATTGAGGTGCGTTTCCGGTGGACATTGGAGGCGAGACTTAGAGTTTCAGCCAAACACCGAGTCCACTGTTTTTCTTCAGGTAGTCGAGAGCCTGAGTCGTCGAATCGACTTGATCGTCGTATTTCGCGCCTGGAAAGCTTGTTAGCTCCCGGACGTATTCCTCGAGCCAAGTCGCCGAAGCGGGCAGCAGTACGCGACCGCTCTCAAACAGGGCTGTCTGCGCGTGAAGCCTCAAAATCTTATCTGCCCCAGGTGGGGCATCATACGGTTTCAGGCCAAACAAACAATCCTTTTCTAAATCTTGAATGAGCTGGGTTCCCGAGGCTTTATCCTCGATCAATATGGAATCGACGTGATACAAGCGGGCCTGCTCGATCACTGCGCGTTTCAGTTCCGGATAGTTGAGGCGCCTTCGGAACACATCGAGCAAATAGTAGTGCTCATCAAATACGCCCCAAGTTGTACCCACGCTGAAGTCATTCAGCTCCCCGCTTTTATTCGCAGTATCCCAGCTCTGGAGGACGCACGAGAAGCTTGAGGGTCGACTACTGACATCGTAGTACCGAAGCCAGTCACTTTTAACAATGGCTCCGCCGAGCGGCATCGGATTTTGCTGATACTGACTCGCGAAGTTATATTCGCCAATCGTCTGGCGAATACTCTTGAGGGTGTTTAGGGATTCTCGTTCGGGTTGCAGAGCCTCACCAGCTTTGCGTGTGAAGTGACGCGTGCCAAGCGAGTCCTCAATGATATGCGCTTCATCTTCTTCAGCAATGGCAGAGAACGAGAGCACTTCCCAGGCTCCTTGATCGAGCACATGGCCAGCCAAGTCGTCCTGATGCAGCCTTTGTAAAACGATGATGATGACACCGTTCTCTTTGCTATTGAGACGGCTCAGAAGCGTATTGTCAAACCATTGATTAACGCTGGAACGCCGAGTCTCTGACAATGCTTCGTCCGGCTTCAACGGATCGTCTAGGACGATGTAGTCGGCACCACGACCGGTCAAGACCCCGCCAATCGAAGTGGACATTCGAAAACCCTGCTCAATCGTCAAGAACTCGCTGACCGACTGTTTTTCTGAAGAAAGCCGGGTTGTTGGAAACAGCCTCCTGTAGGAACTGCTTGCCATCAAGGCCCGAGAATCTCTTGCGAGTTTTTCGGCTAGCTCCTGGCCGTAGCTGGCGCAAATGATTTGCGCTGTGGGATCATGGCCTAGCAGCCATGCTGGAAACGCAACGCTGACGGCATGGGATTTTAGCGAGCGCGGCGGCAGATTCACGATAAGTCGCTTCGTTTTCCTCTGGCGGCAGGCTTCCAGCCTGGAAGCTAGAACCTCGATGTGGTGGCTCGTTGAAAAAGCCGCTTGCGGATTAAGTTCGTAGAATGACAGCTCAATGAAACTCATCAAGTCTCGCCGCAAAATAAATTCGTATTCGTTGAACGAAAGTTGTCTACTCATGCCGGTTCCAGCTTCGCAAGACCATCGGGAGCGGCCTGATCAGGTTCGGTCTCAGACCGTGGATTTTCTGACTCCCGGATCCGGCGAATGATGCTCGCCATCACGAGAGCGTCACTTTCCCGAGCAAGGGGATTCGCTACGCCCGTCTGTTCGAAGTTCCCTAGCCCAGTAATCCAACTGAACAGAGCATTTGTCGCTTTAAGGTCGCCGGCCGCCGCCTTGTTTACTAGCTGAAGCATGGCCGCTTCGAACTTGCTGAGAGACCGAATTTTGCCATTGATTGTGACCCGAATTCGCTCTCGACACGCCTTTTCGAGAATCGTCGCCAGATTCTGAGAGCCTTTCGGTCGCCCGCGCAAATTTCCTGATTGGCCTTTTGCAAAACGGGTGTGCTTCGGAGGCTTCTTAAATCCAACGGTATAGGTTTCACTGTAATCAGCCACGATTCACTCCCAAGGCAACCGCGACCTCATCGAATCGTTTGTTCGTGATCGCATGTACGGCGAAATCGCCCGAATGCTTCTGCCAGCGACGAACAGAGACGTCCACATAGAGCGGATCGATTTCGATTCCGTAGCAGATTCGGCCGACTCGTTCGGCCGCAAGCAGCGTAGCGCCTGAACCAAGGAATGAGTCGAGCACAATATCTCCACGAGCCGAAGAATCGAGTAGCGCGTCAGCCACCATGGCGATCGGTTTTGTCGTTGGATGTGCAGTCAGCAGATTTCCTTCTTCACTTCGGCGTGAAACAGCTCGCGTACTTGGATAGCTCCATAAATTGCTACGGTTACGTCCGTACTGCCCCAGCTGAATGTTGTTGCGAAATCGACCTTTGCCTTTTTTGAACACGAAGATCATCTCGTGACGCGACCGATAAAAGGAGCCCAAACCGCCATTGTCCTTAGCCCAGACGCAGACATTGAGCAGTGATTGGTACGCCTGTTTTCCAGCTCCAAGTAATTCTCCCATGTGTCGCCAATCGATGCAGACGAAGGCAACTGAGCCGCTACTGCTATGTCGTGCAAGAAGCGTCAAGGCTTGCGTGAGAAAAGTTGTAAACTCGGCATCGTCCATCTCCCCCGACGCCATTGCGAATTCACGGCGCCGAATCGACCCATGTCCGGAGACGTTACCATCGATAACCAAATTATACGGCGGGTCCGTAAACACCACGTTTGCAAGGCGAGAGCTCAACAAGGTTTTGTAGGAGCGTGCCTCGAGGGAGTTGGCACAAAGAACACGATGTTT